CCATGGAAATCATAGCAGGGCAGGCAGCTCAAAACGCTGTACGTTCTGCCCTCAAACTCAATCAGGCTTTCCGGCTCCATCCGGATGCCCGCCGCAAACCATACCGTGCCCGAGGCGATGACCTCCTGCCCCGCATTGCCGCCCGCTGCGGTCTTGTGCCGGTTAAAATTGACCCTGCACCGAAGGGTTTCCGGCTTGGCGTATTCCGGCCCGTTCATGCCTTGCTTTATCCATTTTTGCAGCTTGACCGTGTGGATAAATGCGAAATCCGGCCTTAACATAGGCTCACCCCACGGTACAACAGCCCGGCGTTGAATAATTCGGCCCGCGCCTCTGGGCAAAGCCCGCCGGGGAACAGGCGGGCCGCCTGCCCCCGGCCGTTCATGCTGGCCGAAAATCCGTTGACCGTAAAGCTGCCGATATTTGCGGGCATTTCGCCCAATTGGGCAATCTCCGGCCGCTGCTCGTATTCCTCCTGCAATTGGCATGCCAGATCAAACGCCGCCCATTCCTGGGGCGTGCAGGGCGCCCTGGGCGCGATATACGCCATAATCCTGCTGTTTGCGCTCATACGTTCCCCCCTTAGGCGCCCGTGGCCTTGTACGCCACCGTGGCGGTGACCTTGGACGCGCTTTCGCGCATGACGTTTACGCTGGTGGCCGTGGCGCCGCCGCCGCTGGTAGTGGGCAATCCGGTGACATTGGCCGCCCCAAAGTCCGCCGGGAACGCATAGCCGGAAGTGGCGCTATAAGTAACCTTGGCGGTGTACGCCGTGGAGGCCGCGAAGGTTTCCGCCGTGGGCTCCCAAGTGATGGCCGCCGTGTATCCGGTGCCGCCGTTGTGGGTGGCTTGCGGCGTGGCGCTCTTGACCGGCGCGGTTACGGTGTAGGCCGCCGAGCCAATCTTGGTCAGGCTGCTGGCCGTGTCCGGGGCCAGAATCGCAAAGGGATACCGGTCTTCGCCGCCGATGTTGTTGAGCGGATTGGGCAATTGCCAGCCCAACCGCATAACAAACCGCAGCGCGGTCATATCCTGCTGGTACAGGTTGTAAATGACCTTGCCTGCGGCGTCGGTGATCACCGCCTCATTGGAGCGGGTCACGGTCAAATCCTGGCGGATGGCGTAGACCATCTGCCGGAAATCGCCCGCAATGAGCAAGGTCTCCGTGGGGTCAATGCTGCCGTTCATGGGGAACATGATGGGCTGGCCGTCCAGCATGTAGCTGGTACCGCCGGTCATGCCGTTTCGGAAAATGGGCTGCCCGGTGGTGTCCTTGATGCCGCGCAGAATGCCCCTGGCCTGTACCGCGCCCACATAGCCGGTCACGTTGTAACCAGAGGTTTCCACCAGGCTGATCACCCCGCCCGCAGCCATGATATCGTCGTAGGGGTCGTCGCCCAATACGATAACCCGGCTCTTGGAATTGGCCTCCTGTACAATACCGTCCGGCCAACTTGCCGGCTTGTTGACCCCGTAAAGCATGGCCCGGTCGATGACCTGGCCGAATGCCTGGGTAACCAGCGGCCGGATCTGTCCCCAGATGTCAAAGTCGCTGTCCGCCAGTACCGCGTCGGGCACCGGAACGATCACCGCGATTTCCTCTGCGGTAATGACTTTCCCACGCCAATCCACCTGGGTGGTTTGTTTGAGCCCGGTGTCGCCGTCCACAAAATAGGCATACGGCAGGCTGTTGAGCACCGGCAGCTTCAGGGTTTTGCTGGTCATGTTGGGCAGCCTGCGCGCCAACCTCAGCACCGCCGATTCTTCGGTGATGCCCTGGAAAATTTCATTCGCCACCGGCTGGGGCACCAATACATCCGCGCCGGTGCGGTCGATAATGCTGTTATAAGTGGGCAAATTCATCATCCTTTCCGTAAAAAGTCGTTCATGTTAAAGGCCTGGCCGGACGGCCCGCCGATGTCGGGCTTTCCGCCCCGTTCGCTGGGCGTGTCGGCAAACAAATAGCCGCTGCTTTCACGCAACGGATTGATCTGTTCTTCCAATCCGGTGAGTTTACCATCTTCGCCCAAGCTGATTTTGTCCGCGTCCAGCAGTTTCATCAGCAGGGCCGCGTCCTTGGGCTTGTAAGCCCCCAGCGCGTCTTTGAGTCTGGCGGTCTTTTGGGCGCCGGCCAAATCGGCCTGGGCTTTGGTCAGCTGTGCCTTGAGGCTTTCGAAATCCCCGGCGATCCTCTGCGCCTTGCTGAGTTCGCCCTGCAGCGTCTGCAATTGCCCCTGGGCCGTGTCGGCCCTGCCCTTTTCTGCCTCTGCCTGGGCTTTCCATGCCTCGATGGCCTGCCCGTTCAGCGCCATGATCTTCTCAATTTGCTCATCCGTCAGGCCCAATGCCTTGAGTTCCTCCCGTTTCATTGTGCGTCCTCCTTACGGTTTATTACGCGGTCTCCGTCCGCGGCGGGTGCGCCGTCTGTCGCTCCGGCGTGCGAAATATCCCCAGCCCCCGGCCTGTTGGCCTTGGGCGTTGCAAGGGCGTGCTCCAATTCGGCCTTGGCGTCCGCCGCGGCCGGCAATGTGGCCAGCGTCTTAAAATGCGCCCGGAAATATTTATCCGAGCATTTGGCCCGCTGGTCTATGTCCAAAATATCGTTGAGTACATAGATTATGGCTTCCGCCGTCTGGCGGGAAATGGCAATCGTGTCCATTACATCCTCCTCATAGTTTGATGGGCTTTAGTTTGCGCGCCGCGTCGGATAAGATCACCCGGCCGCCCTCCCGGTGCCGCATTCGGGGCAGGTTGTTTTCCTCGGCGAAGTCCCGTATGCGCCTGCGCCACATATCCGCCCGGGCCTTGCATTTGCGCTCTTCCTCCGGGCTCATAGCCGCCGCCTGGCGGCGTTTCCATTGGCGCAGCGTTCGTTCCATATACCGCTGCTTTTGACGGTTCTGGTAGCCCCTGGCGTCCTGTGCGGGCGTTATGCCCAGCCGCGCCTTGCTGCCCTCGATTTGGGTCAGCCCCGGAATATATACGGTCAGCGAGTGTTCGCAATTGGGATGAAACAACCCGGCCGCCGTGGCTTCGGCCACCGTGCCCGCGCAATCCGGGTGATTGCGCTGCGCCCCGGTCAGGCTCAGCACCTTGCGTTCCCATACCGCGCACAGCGGACATTCGTCGCTATGGTCGGATACAATCACCAAATCTTCCCCATGCTCTATGGCGTCCTGGGTGTATCCGCTGATGGCCGCCCGCATCATGCCGGTGCGCGTGGCCATCTCCGCGTATTCGGCCATGCCCCATCGCCGCCCGGCCTTGTCCACAAAGGCGGTTATGCCCAGGTTTGCAAACCGGTTCAGGGCTCGCTGCATGACCTGGCGGGTGGTTTCCGCGCCCGCGTTGCCCAGGGGCAGCGCCTCGGCCAATACCGCCCGGTATATGTCCTCGGCCTCCCGCAGAATATGGGTATGCACCGCGTCCAATTGCGCCGCCGCGTCCCGGATCAGCGCGTCCGCCCGCTGGATGTTGGCCTCAATACCCATGCCCTCCAGTTCAATGCCCTGCGCCCGCATTTCGGCCAAAAACGATTCATAGCCCTGCGCCCAGGCCGCCCGGATCAGCTCTTCGGCCAATGCCCCGGCCTCCGCGTTAAGCGCATCCAGGGCCCGCTGGATTTCGGTCCGGATTTTCCGCGTTTCGGCAAGTTTGCGCTGAACCCATACGGGCGTGCCGTCCGGATCGCCCAAGCGGCGCGCGATAATCTCCAACAATCGCTCCTCAACCCGCGCGTAGATATCCAGCAGCGCCCGGCCCCTGTCCTGCAATTGATTGGGCGTCATGCGTTACCGCCCTCCAGATCGCCCATGCGCGCGTCCAATGGATCCATGCCCACGCCCTTTTCCAGGTTGATTTTGCCCACCTCTTCTTCTACCTGCTCGGGCGTCCAGTCCGGGTGTAAAAGCGCGACTTTGGTCTGGGTGCTCACCGCACCGGCCCGCTCCAGCCGCTCCAGGATATCCGCCATCTGGCTGACGTCCGGCTGGCTGTTGTCCGGCATCTCCACCGATATTTCGGCCTCCGGGTTTACCCCGCTTTTAAACACCGCCGCGTCCAGCCGGAGGCCAGCCCGGACCATATCGTTCAGCGCGTGCCACCAATATGTCTTCTTGGTCTCGGTGGTGCGCAGGCTCTTGCGCTCCCGGATATTGAGCGCCGTGCCGCTCTCGGCCTGCCCGCTGATATCCAACCCCGCGGATTGGGGCGAATATCCGGCCATGGATAAGATGCGCCGTATGAGGTCGTCGCATATGGATATGCGTTGATCCGCCTGAATCCCCGGGTTGACCACCTGAATAGGGCTGGTATTTTCCCCGGTGTCGATGTCCAATGCGGTAAACACCCCGGAATCGTTGGTAAATACCCATTTTGTCTTGCCCACCGCGTCCTCGCCCGGGAAAATGGTGTCCCGTTTGCGCAGGTATTCTGCGGGCACGATGACCGTAGTCTTGGTAAGCCTTGTCTCCCGCTGTATGGCCGAATAGGCCTCGTCCAATGCGTCAAACAGCCCGGTCAGGCCGTCAAAATCGCTGCGCCCGAACATCTGCCATGGCCGGATCCGGTTGGGCAGCAGATTGGGCACATATACGGCCAGCAGGGCGCCGGCCCCGCTTACGGCCTCGGGCTCAATGCCCGCCGTCTCGGGGATGGAATCCAGCGGAACCTCGGTTCCCAGATTTTCCCCGCTCCCGCGCAGCAGGCTGGAATAAATTTTTCCATCGTCCTCATAGCGCTCCATCATCGTCCAGCGCGTACCGCTCGTTTCATCCTCCCGCACCGGGTTGTAAAACGTGATCCGTTTCAATTTCTGCCCGGCCCATTCCGGCAAGCCAAATGGCGCGGGCACAACGCTCAATACCGGCAGGCCGTATTCCTGCGCCCAATTCCATTTGAGGAACACCCCGCCGTGCACGCTGGCCAATTCCGCGGCCTGCAGCAGCAGCGCGTAGGCCCCGTTTTGCTCCATGATTTCGGCAATGCGCTCCTGGGTGCGTTCGTCTTCGCTTTTGATCTCCGGCGCGTCCGAAAAAATCAATCCCGCCGACAGCGCGGCGATGTCCGCGGCCATGGGCACGTGCACCTTGATTTTCTCATCTGACCGCCAAAAATCTTCACATGCCCCGGCCATGGCCCGAAGTTCCCGCTCATCCCCGGAATACCAGGCCCCCATGCGCCGGTAGTATCCCCATAGCCAGTCAATGGGCGGCCATTGTATCGCCATAGGCAATCATCCTCCTAATGTCGCGTTTATATTCCATCAGGGCGTACCGCAGCGCGTCGCAGGCGTGGTCGTTTTGTTTGACCGGCTTGTCCTCGCCCCGCTCCTGGGCCTTTTCGTCCCAAACATAGCCCTGCAATTCGTCGATCAAATGCTTGCAGCGCCGGTGTATCCTGATTTTGTCCGCGTCCAGCGCCGAACTCACCAGCTGTATGCCCTCCAATACCGGGTTGTCCGCCCGCCGTATGCGCAAATCGCTCATCTCGCGCAATTGCAAAATAAAGCCCTCGGCCGCCGGATCGATGACCACGGCCTGGGGCAGCAAAAAACCGCGTCCGTTTTCCGGCGCGGCGAATTTGATTAAGTCCTGGGCATATTGCCGGGGCGATTTGCTCCCGGCCTGGCCGCCTGAATGGTAATATTCATCCATGACATAGATCAGGCCGTCTTTTCCCGCCCCCAGGCACAGAAACGCCGTGGGGTTGGTGTGCCCGATATCGCACCCAATCCAGGTAAAGCGCATCTCTGGCAGCGCGTCCACCACATGGCGGCCGATCTCAAACATCGGGTAAATGGCGCCTTCCGCGGCCACCCATTCGCCCAAAATAAACCGCCTGTAAAACACCCCGGTATATTCGCGCTTTAAATTGCTAACATAGTCCTCTGGCAACGTGGTGTTGTCGTCCAGCAAAAATTTCATGCGGTATATATCCAATTCCGGATTGTCCAGATATTCGGTCTTCATCCAATGGCGCGGGCTGTCCGGGTTGGTGGTGGCGAACAACTTGGCGCCGGGTGCCGAAAGCCGGCTGAGCAACATGACAAAAAACGGCTCTGGTGATAGCGTCGCCTCGTCCATATACGCGCCATTCAGGGTTACGCCCCGGATTTTCTCCTCGCTTCTGGCGTCGCTGGCGCCCTCCAGGTCTATGGCCCGCCCAAAGATCACCGCCCGTTTGCTCGCAATACTCATCTGCATGTTGGCCCTGCCCAACAGATTGATGAGCGGCTCCAGGCAATTGCGCTTTAAGGTGGTCAGCGTCTTGCCCACCATCAGATATTTGCCGTCCTCGGGCATGGTGGCCAACCACAGCGCCCATACAATCAGCGAAATCCAGGTCTTGCCGCTTCGCACCGAGCCCTCCAGCAGGTTGATGCGCCGGAGCTGCCCGCGTTTGAAATCCCGGATAAAGTCCGTCTGACGATCCGTAAATGAAATATTATTCAATGGCCTGCACCGCCGCCACGATGGCCTCGACAACTCCCTGCGCCGCTGTATTGCCCACAGCCTTATCTGCGCCGATCAATTTAGCCAGTTTCTCGGCCGCTGCGTTGCGGTCTGAAATTTTGGGCGGGTTGTCCGTCATCTCCTGCACACCATCCCCTATAAACCGGGGCACCTTTTCCATGACCTCTCCCCGCATCACGCTGGTATAATATTCCATAATCTCCCGGGCGTCCGCAATCCTTATCGATTCCATCGCCGACAAATGCGCGCCGATATAGTCCGAAATTTCAGCCTTTTTAAGCAGGCGTTCGCCATTTGCCCCGGCCGTGTTGACCTTGGCCCTTGGATATGCCGCCATGTACGCCCGCGTAGCGTTGCGGTCTTTAAGATATTCGGCGCAAAATAATCGCTGGTTGGGCGTCATGCCTGTCACCTCGCTTTCAAACGGATAGAAAAAGAGGCGTGCTTATCAGCCCGTCTCTCGATGCTAGTATTATATCATGCTCTCAACTGACATTCACTGACATTTTTCTTATTGTTTTGAAATTGATTTAGCGCCTCCCCGTGCATCCTGTAAATCTGCCGTTCGCAATACCCCATCTTCTCGGCGATCTCCATCCACTGGAACCCATCCACATACCTAAGCTGCAGCAAAACGCCGCTCTCGCCGTCGCCTACCGCGTTTTGGATTTCATATGCCAACGCGCTGCGCATTTCGGCCAGCCGGTCAATTTGCCGGTTGGCCGTGTCCCGCACCTTGCGCAGGTGCTCCAATTCGTCGGCCAAATCCATATGCATCCCGCCGCCCGGCAGTTCGCATTTTTCCAGCGCCCGCGCCACGCCCTCTTCAAACGCGCTGCGTATAGCGTCGGTGTTGTCGGTGAAGGTGACGTTCATTTTATCCTCCTAACAAAGCGGAGCCGCATTTCTGCGGCCCCGTGTGGTGCTTGTATAATGTTTTTACCCAGCGCGTTTTAAACTCCTTTGGAGTATCGACCCCAGTATCGCGTTTGCCTGTCCAATGTGTTCCGCCGGCTCTACCCTCGCACACGAAATTGCTTGCTTTCAACGAAGCCCCATTTTCTGATTCAAGGATATACGTTACAACCCTCAAATACCCCATTTCCTTTGCGACCCGGCAGCATGCACCGTATAGCATGGAGCAGGCATTTTCCGTGCCGTCTGTGCATAGGCGATTGATTTCGCAGGTTCTTCCATCATCCAATACGCGCGAAACAGGTCTGCCGCAAACCGCTACGCCGACCAGTTTCTCAGCATCATACAGTGCAAGGCAAAACTTGCAGCCGACCGTCGCGCGGTGGTGCCTGTGATATTTATTTATAAACTCAGAAGCGTCGCGGAATGTAATCGGACGTATTTCCATGTTTTTCCCCCCCTTGCCGATCTCTCGATGCTAGTATTATATC